GGTGAATAGAAAGTTAATGACAAAGTTTAAAGTTGCTGTTAATCCAAATAGACGATTTATATTATCAAACAAAACAGCAAGAAACGACGAATCGGATCACTAATGAAAAAATTTACAGATTGGAAACATGAAGGTTTTGGATTATATGAAGGAGTAACAGTTCCTTTAGAAACTCCAATGATTGAGCTTGACGAAGAACCTGAATTAAATAAACCAAAGCGTTCAAGTGGAGATAAGAAATATGTTGTCTATGTTAGAAACCCTGACACAGGTAATATCAAAAAGATTGAGTTTGGTGATGAAAAAGGTGGCCTCACAGCTAAGATTAATGATAGAGAGGCAGCAAAGAATTTTGCATCAAGACATAATTGCGATACTAAAACAGACAAACTCAGTGCTGGATACTGGGCATGCCGATTACCAAAGTACGCAAACGAATTGGGACTCAAAGGTGGCGGAGATTATTTCTGGTAAGCCATATATAGATAAAGAAGATATTCGTATCTTTGATGTTGAACAACCCGATGAAGAATTTGTTTGGCATAGAGATAATGAAGATAGAATTGTTGAAGTATTGAGTGGAGATGGATGGCAATTTCAGCCTGAAGGATCTTTACCTATATTATTAAAACCTGGGATTGGTCTTACAATAAGAAAAGGCGAATACCATAGATTGATTAAAGGCGTAAACAATTTGGAAATCAGAGTTACTAAATTGTTATAAATAAACATATTAAACTAAAAAGGAATAAGTTAAATGGCAGACGGTAGTTTTAGATTAGTTGACATGGACGACAAAAGTTATAAGAATGCGTTGATGCTGGCCAAGAAAGCAAAACTTAATCCGTTTTCTAAAAAAACTTCAACTGGAATGGAGTTAAGTGTTTTTGGTGATAATAAAGATATAATGAAATTCATCAAAACTTTACCAGAACAATATAACGAGGAAACTAAAATGTCCGATTGGAAAGAAATTATTGAGAGCAAGATTGAACAAAAGATTATAGCTAGATTAGAAGCTGAATCTGGAGATAAGGAAGAATACGAAAAGTTCTTTCAATCTGCTTTGAAAAAATTTGGAGTCGAATCTCCAGCAGAGCTTGATGATGAGAAGAAGAAAGAATTCTTTAATTACATCGATGCAAACTGGAAAGGAGATAACGAAAAGGCCGAGGATACTGAAGCTTCAGATACCCTTGACCCAAAGAAAAAGAAATTAGCTGCTAGCAACTGCGGCAGTTAATTCTATTATATAATAGGAGTAAATTATGTTTTTGATTGAATGGATTAAAAAGCTTTTTGGTCTAAACGAAACTCCTGCTAAAGTAGAACCTATAAATGCAAAAGTAGAACCTGTAAAGGCTGCTGTTGCTAAAGGTCCTAAAGTTACTAAAGCTGTGTTAAATAAATTAACAAAAGCTGGACTTGAGGAAGAAGGTCGTAAAGCAGGAATTGAATTAGACAAACGTAAAAAGAAAGCTGATTTAGTTAATGAACTTTATAAAGTTTTAAAATAAAAAATTTATTATTAACGTTAATAAAATAAAAACAAGGAGATAACAATGGCACTATGGGGAAAAACCGATACATTGGCAAGTGCGCCAAAGTGGTTAGAAAACGATGCCAATAACACTAATAAGTCTAACGATATTGACAATGCAGTATTTGTTGACTTAACGGAAGCAGGTGTTGCAGCCAACAGAGCAAAAGGACTCACAGGTCCAGGTTGGTGGTTGTATCATACAGCAAACGGAAGACACTTCGCAGAATGCTTAGTACCTATGAAGGTATCTGCAGGCGATGCTGGTGACTTAGGTGTGACAGGCAATACGGCGGTCGAAGACACAATTGTAGCTGACAGCTAAACCTAACTAGTTAGCCTTTTATTGTTATGAATTTGACAGAATCAACCTTTCTGCTATACGCGATGAAGAACTATGACAATCCTCAGTGTACTGAGATGTCAGAGTTTGAAGAAGATATTAAACGCTTTCAATATTTGCGTAAGCTCTTTAGTCGTTATCGTCAAGATGGCGATTTAAAGGAAAGGTTAATTCTGAACCATCTCATTGTAATATTCAATGTGTTTGGTCCTACGGCAACAAATATGTTATTTATGCGGCTGCATGAGTATCACGAATTTTTAAAACCGTTCGTGGAATATTTGAACTATATGCCTGAGGTATTAATATATGATGGATTGATGATAAATTCTAATTCTATTGTAGGAGATGAACTTATCGAACTAAGGTTAAAGGAAATATAAATGGTAGATTTATTCTTAGCATATTCTTTTATTAAGAGGTTAGTAAAACCTTTTAATACCTGGCCTGCGTATAAATTGGGTATTATCGACGAAAAAGGTAATATCTTAATTAAACGCAAGGACTTTGGTAAGAATGAGCAAAAGAAAGCTTTTGGTGTATTTGACCAAATGATATTAAATATCAAAAAGCTTTTAAGTAAATTACCAGGCGGTCAAACAAAATTAGCAAGTTATGCCGCAGCTCTTTGGTTAATTAAAGAAGAGCAAAGAATTGACGCTACAAATTATTTAACTGAAGAATCTATTGAAAAAGATTTAGATTTGGCTTTAGAAAGATTCTTGGAAGAGAACGGCGTGATTATTGCTGAAGCAGCAAAACGCGAAATGGAAGAAGAACCTGTAAATAATGTCGGTGGTGGAAATATTGCCGGATTAGGAGTAGGTCCTGACGGAGAACCAGGAGTTTCTAAAAAGAATCAAAAGAAACACAAGAAACGTATTCGAGATATTATGGGTACGGTAAATGTTAAAGAAGATGCAGTTGCTCAAGCTCAATTAAAGGCAAGGCAAGCATCTGAACTTGAATTGATGAAGGATCGTCAAGACAAGGAAAAAGAAAGAATTAAGTTAAAGCACGCTGCTGAAGCCGAAAGGCAAAAGGCTCAAGATGAAGTTGAAAAAGAGCGTGAGAAACGTAAACAAGAACGCGATAAAGAGCGTGCTGCAGCTAAGCAAGCAATGAGTTCGGCGGCAGGTTAATAAAGGGAATAAAAATGAAATCTTTTAAACGTTGGGAAGAAACTTTAAACGAAGCTAAAGTTACTATCGCCAAATTAAGACCTGGTCTAACTGTAACCCCCATGTGGAAAGGACGCAGTGCAAAGAACTATGGTATATCAGGAATGCCTGTTTACGATGGTAAAGTTAAGGTTCTTGGAATGGGAATAGTACCTTTTGGTAAAAAGGCAGATAAGAGAATGGTAATCGGTAAAGATTACAAAGACCTTCAAACCAAGTACAAAGATATTTGGAAGTCTGACGAAATTCGATACGGTCATTTTTGGAGTGCTCAAGGTAGAATGAAAGCTTTCTTTAGTGCAATTGCTCAGTCAGACAAAAAACTTAAAGATGGCTGGGTATGTTGGATTTGGGAAGTAATAGATGGACCTGATAAAGGTACAATACATTATTGCTTTATTGATTCTGATGACAGATGGGCAATTGCATTCTTAAACAAATCTGCAGAATTTGAGATGCTTACTTAATGCCTAGTTATGATAAGGTACTTGAATTAGCAGAAGTATTAAAGTTTGACTCAGACAACACAATTAAGAAAGTAACACTTAATGTTAAAACTTATGATGTGGCAGTCGGAAGTTCAGTATATGCAGTACAACCTATGGTTGCTGTATTGAGTGCTGAAGATCTTGCCAACTCAGAAATAGAAAAAGTCTCTACAGCAAATACTGCAGTTGACATTGCTTTATGGGGATATGAGTATGCAGGCGGTGATACATATTATGATAATACTATTAAAGATAACGCGGAAAGTATAGTAGCAAGCCTTTTAGAATTTCAAGGTACATCTGCTGTTGATATAACGACGTTAACATAGAGAGGAACAAAATGTTTTTTAGAGATACAAAATTAGACAGAGAAGCTGTCTTTGAACAATTAAAAATTGACGAAGGCGTCGTTAATGAAGTTTATCTTGACCATCTAGGTTATCCTACTTTTGGAGTTGGTCACCTAGTATTAGAATCAGATCCAGAACACGGAGCAGAAGTTGGTACACCTGTTGACGAAGACAGAGTAAAAGAATGTTTCGAGAAGGATTTAGATATCGCAATCAGTGAATGCGAAAAATTGTATGAAGAAGGAGTCTTCGGAGACCTACCTGATGAAGTACAACAAATCTTAGTTAATATGATGTTCAACATGGGAAGAACAAGACTAAGCAAATTTAAGAAAATGCATGAAGCCATTCTCAAAGGAGATTGGAAAGAAGCCGCTGTTGAGGGTAGAGATTCTCGATGGCACAAACAAGTTACTAACCGAGCCGAAAGATTAATGGTTCGTTTAGAAAATGTATAAATAATTTTACTAACAATATAGTATGGAGAACATAAAATGCCAGTAAATGATATAATCGCTAACGCGTTGGATAACAATCCACTTAACCTTAAGAAAGCTTTTGATGCTGAAATGACAACTCGTGTAAGAGCTGCATTAAATCAAAAGTATCAAGACATGACTCAGGAACATCCTGAAGTTGAAATGGCAGCTGACCTTGCTGCAGAACCAGAAGCTGAACAATCTGAAGAAGACTAAAAATGTTTAACCAAATATTCATTGGAATTATTTTGGTTCTCGGACTTGGTTCATATTGGTTATATAACGAAAACGTAACTTTAAAAGAGAACGCAGTAAAACTTGAAGCTGCTGTTGAAGAACAGAAGGCAACAATGGCTGCTCTGCAAGAATCTTTTGAAAGACAAGGACAATCGTTATCTAATCTTCAACGTAATTATAATCAAATAGAGCAAGAGAAGGACCAGTATCTTGCTATATTTGCTCGACACAATTTTGACAAACTTGCAGTTGCCAAACCTGGTCTTATGGAAATAAGATTCAATAATGGTACTGCCGCAGTATTTGAGGACATAGAGAATGACAGCAAAGCTATTAGCGAGCTTGACGCTCCTGACGTTCCTTAGCGGTTGTAGTACCTTAGGTAATCTATTTGGTACTAAAGAAGTTGAGATTGTCACCAAACCAATTAAGATTGAGATTATTCAACCGACACTACCACGTCCTATTCAATTAAACGATCCTAAATGGTATGTTGTATCTGAAGCGGTTATTACAAATCCGTGTAAAGCTACAATTCAATACGACCCTCCAAAATTTAATGACGAAGGTGTTGAGCAATTTAAACGGCCAAAGGACTGTTCTCTTGAAGAGCGCGATAACCCTGACTGGCCCGTAGGTTACACTTACCTTGACAAATTCCTTGACGACATGAAAAAGAAGAACAACGGTGATGTGGTGTTTGTAGCAATGACTGTTGGAGACTATCAATTGATGTCAAAGAATACGCAAGAACTTAGAAGATATATACGAGAGCTTGGAGAAGTAATTGTATATTATCGAAATGTAACTATTGACGACGAACCCGCGGCGGGTATTGCGATTCAAAATAAATCAGATAATAATTGATTTAATCTTAAATTCGTACCTTCTTAATTATAAATATCCATTGACATATAATGGATTCTGTGATATAATAACCATATAACTGGAGTAAATATGTCTGACGACCTTAATCACGTTAAGACCGACATTGCTTTAATCAAAAAAGACATTCAATCCATTGGAAAATTCTTTGATAAAGTGGATGATGCCGTTGAAGGAATGCAAGATATTGCTAAGTCCTTGGCAGTGCAGGCACAGATTATGGAGAACTTTCAATCCAAACTAGAATTTATGGATGAAAGATTACAAGACCAACGTCGAATGAACATGGAAGCAAGGCTTGCCATGAAAGAAGAACTTGACGAATATAAGCAGGCCTTTAAAGAAGAGATGCTATCCGCCATGACTGATGGTAAAGAACAGCATCGTTTAATGGCAGAAGAAACAAGGCGTGCTCATGAACAAAGACATAATGAAACTTTAGCAATTATTGATAATATAGTACGTGACGTTAAAGATAAAGTGGCCATACAAGAACAACAGATTAGATCACTTGAAAATTTGAAGTGGTGGATGTTAGGAGCATTTGCCATTATTACTTTCATATTAAATTATGCTGACCTTTCTGTAATATTTCAGAAATAACCATTGACATCCTGCACAAATTGTATTATAATAGTCGCAACGATTAAATTATAAACATTTGGATTTTATATTATGCTTGACTTTGTGGAGATTCAGTATGCCCAGGAATTAGCAGGGCGATTGGACAGATACAAGATTACAAACCGCTCTCCGATGAAAATCAACTTTCGTTGTCCTATATGCGGTGATTCAAAAAAATCCAAATCAAAAGCTCGTGGTTGGCTCCTTGAGAAAGACAACTCCTTGTTCTATTATTGTCACAATTGTGGAGCAAGTCATTCCTTTTCCAATTTTCTCAAGGTGGTCGACCCTTTAGCATATAATGATTATGTTGCCGAAAAATTTATCGGTAAAGCCAATAATACGATTTCAACAGAAACATCAACTCTAGAGCAGACGAAGTTTGAGCAACCAAATTTCTCTCACAGAGATGTGTTAAAAAACTTAAAAAAAATCAGTCAACTCGATTATAATCTCCCAGTAAAGAAATATATAGATAAAAGGAGTATTCCTACTAAGCACCATTACCGTCTTTACTTCGCCCCAAGATTTAAAGAATGGATTAACGGAATCATTCCAAATAAGTTTGAGAACGTAAAGAAAGACGAGCCTCGCTTAGTTATTCCTTTTTTAGACAAAGACCGAAAATGTTTCGGAGTCGCAGCTCGAGGGTTTGACCCAGACGGGCTAAGGTATATTACTATCATGTTTGATGATGTACCTAAAATATTTGGACTTGACAAAGTAAACTTTAAAGAAAAGTATTATGTTGTCGAAGGTGCGTTGGATAGTATGTTTTTATCAAATGCAGTTGCGATGGCTGGAGCAGACGGTGGTACTAACGCACTTGAAAATGTGGAGAATGCAGTCTTTGTCTTTGACGCTGAACCTCGAAATAAAGAGATTCATAAAAGAATGGAAAAGTTAATTGACGCAGGTCATAGTATTGTAATATGGCCTAATGATATTGAAGGAAAGGATATTAATGAAATGGTACTCTCAGGTAAAATTAGTTGTGTTGAGAGTTTAATGAGAACAATTACATATAAAGGTTTAGAGGCTAAATTGAAATTTCAACAATGGAGAAGGACATAGATAATGAAGGTTAAATTGATTAGTTATAGTCAATCCCCTGAGTACAACGAATCAGCTCAGGACTTAGTTGCTTATTGTGCAAGAGTAAGCAATCCTAATAATCAAAACAATAAAGAAACATCTGAAAAACTTTTGAAGTACCTTGCTAAACATAAGCATTGGTCTCCATTTGAAATGGTGAGTGCTTGTTTGGAAATTGAAACGACACGAGATATTGCACGCCAATTACTAAGACATCGTTCTTTTTCTTTTCAGGAGTTCAGTCAAAGATATGCTGACCCAACTGAAGATTTAGAATTTGTGCCACGTGAAGCTCGATTACAAGATCCAAAGAATAGACAAAACTCAATCCCTGTAGATTGGGATGATGAACAACATCGAAGAATTAACGAAGACTTTCGTATGAAGCAATTAGCATTTATACGTCAAGCAAAAGAATTATATAACTGGGCAATTGATAAAGGTATTGCGAAAGAACAAGCAAGAGCAGTGTTGCCTGAAGGAAATACAGTTTCAAGATTATATGTAAATGGTACATTAAGATCATGGATTCATTATATTGAATTACGAAGTGGAAATGGTACACAACTTGAACACATTGAACTCGCACGTGCAGTTGCTGAGGCAATATCTAAAATATTTCCTTTATCACAAGAATATTTACAAGAATAATAATAGGAGCAGAGAATGCAGCATTTAGGTATAGAAATAGAAACAAAAAGAGATAAGGAATTATCTGAGCAGTCGTTTAAGCTCTTAAAAGATTATTATTGTAGAGAAGATGAAAAGTCCCCTCAGATGGCTTTTGCTCGTGCAGCCGTTGCTTTTTGTGGTGGTAATTTAAAACTTGCACAAAGAATTTACGACTATGTTTCTAAAGGTTGGTTTATGTATGCATCTCCTGTGCTTTCAAATGCACCACTAAAAGGAGAAAAAGCCAAGGCATTACCAATCAGTTGCTTTCTTACCTATGTACCAGACACATTAGACGGTCTCATAGACCATACCGCAGAGCTAAGATGGTTATCTGTTAAAGGTGGTGGAGTAGGTGGTCATTGGTCTGATATTCGTGCAGTATCTAAAAAGGCTCCAGGTCCTATGCCTTTCTTACATACAGTTGATGCTGACATGGTTGCTTATCGTCAAGGAAGAACTAGAAAAGGTTCTTATGCAGCCTATATGGATGTTGACCATCCTGACATTGTAGAATTTATTAATATGCGTATACCTACAGGTGATGTGAATCGTAAAAATTTAAATTTACACCATGCGGTTAACCTTACAGATAAATTTATGGAAGCAGTAGAGGCAGGTGCTCAATGGGATTTACTAGACCCTAATGATAAATCTGTTCGTGAAACAATGTCCGCTCGTAAGTTATGGGAACTCATTTTAGAAACAAGATATAGAACTGGTGAGCCATACATGAACTTCATTGATACGGCAAACCGTGCATTACCTGATGCACAGAAAGCAATGGGTTTAACCATTAAGGGGTCTAACCTATGTAATGAAATTCATTTAGTGACCTCTGAAGAAAGAACAGCTGTTTGTTGTTTATCATCTGTCAATTTAGAAATGTATGACGAATGGAAAGATACAAATATGGTAAAAGACCTTATTGTATTTTTAGATAATGTATTACAATTCTTTATTGATAATGCTGGTGATGAGATTAGTAAAGCTCGTTATAGTGCTGAACAAGAAAGGTCACTCGGTTTAGGAGCTATGGGATTACACTCATATTTTCAAAAGCATTTAGTACCTTTTGATAGTGATGAAGCTGTAGCAATTAACGAAATCATATTTAAAGACATTAAAACAAAAGCACTTGAAGCAACTATGACTATGGGTAAACAACGAGGTGAAGCACCAGATATGGTAGGCACCGGCCGTCGTAATGCTCACATGTTAGCGATCGCTCCAAATGCAAATAGTTCTATGATTGTAAATACTTCACCAAGCATCGAGCCTTGGAAAGCTAATGCATTTACTTCAAGAACAAGAGTAGGTAGTCACCTAAATAAAAATCCGTACCTCGAAGCAGAGCTAGAGAAAATCGGTAAAAATACAGAAGATGTATGGTCGTCAATTATAACAAACGGTGGTTCAGTGCAACACCTAGAATTTTTACACGAGCATGTTAAAGAAGTATTTTTAACAGCAATTGAATTAAATCAGTTAGCTCTTATCAGATTAGCAGGAGACAGACAGAAGTACCTATGCCAAGGACAATCTCTAAACATATTCTTCCCTGCAGGAGCAGATAAAGCAACTCTTCATAAAGTTCACTATGAAGCTTGGAAACAAGGAACAAAAGGACTATATTATTTAAGAACAGAAACATCTAATCGTGCAGAGAATGTAGCTCAAAAGGTTGAGCGTGAGAAATTAGATGACATTATTAACCCAGACGCAGTAAATTTTTCAAACGGACAAGAGGAAAATCAAGATGAGTGTGTCGCCTGTCAAGGATAAAAAGATGGACGTAACAATTTATACAAAATCAAACTGTCCTTTTTGCGAAAAAGCCAAAGCATGGTTTAAGCAAAGAGGAATTACATATACACAAATTAAGCTCGACGACGAAGAGCAAAGACTAGCATTTTATCAAAGAGTAAGTAATGGTCGTCAAGTACGAAGTGTACCACAAATTTTTATTGACGATAAACATATTGGAACATATAATGACCTTATGGCAATTGCCGATACTCTTGTTAAGAAGCAAGGTGGTCTGTTAGAGTTTTCAGAAACATATAAGCCTTTTCATTATCCATGGGCTGTAGAAATTACAACAAGACATGAAAAAGCACATTGGATTGAAGATGAGCTTGACTTATCAGAAGATGTATCAGATTGGAAAATGGGTAAGATGACAAAGACAGAAAAAGAATATGTAACAAATATTCTTCGTTTATTTACACAATCAGATGTTGCTGTCGGTCAAAACTATTACGACCAATTTATTCCTAAGTTTAAGAATAACGAAATACGAAACATGTTAGGCTCATTTGCAGCTCGTGAAGGTATCCACCAGAGAGCTTATGCATTATTAAATGAAACCCTTGGACTACCTGATAGTGAATACCACGCGTTCTTAGAATATTCAGAAATGGCAGATAAGATTGACTATATGAGAAAAGCAGACACAGCAACATTGCGCGGTCTTGGTTTATCTCTTGCTAAATCTGTATTCAACGAAGGTGTTGCACTCTTTGCTTCTTTCGTAATGCTATTAAACTTTCAACGCTTCGGTAAAATGAAAGGTATGGGTAAAGTAGTTGAATGGAGTATACGAGACGAATCAATTCACGTTGAAGGTAACTCTAAATTATTTAAAGCATTTGTAAAAGAACATAGTCGTGTTGTTGACAATGACTTTAAGAGAGAAATATACGAAATGTCAAAAGACATTGTAGACCTTGAAGATAAGTTCATCGACCTTGCTTATGAAATGGGCGAGATTGAAGGATTAAACAAAGAAGAAGTCAAACAATATATTCGCTATATTACAGACAGACGCTTACTTCAGCTTGGCATGAAACCAAACTTTAAAGTAAAAGACAATCCACTTCCTTGGTTAGAATGGGTACTTAACGGTGCAGACCATACTAACTTCTTTGAAAACAGAGTGACTGAATATGAAGTTGCTGGTTTGAAAGGAGATTGGGACGACGCTTACGCAGCATAGAGCATGAAATGATTGATGAAAAGCCTTTTATAGATGTAATTGAAAAACTTAAAGCAAATGGAAATTATAGAGTTTTTAATGACATAGTAAGAACTCGAGGAGAATTTCCACGAGCAACCTGGTATAGTAAATACTCACCAAAGAACATTATTAATTGGTGCAGTAATGACTATCTTGGTATGGGTCAAAATCAATATGTTATTGACGCTATGCAAACTGCGTTGGATAAAACAGGTTCAGGTAGTGGAGGTACTCGCAACATTGGCGGTACCTCACATTATCATGTAACTCTGGAAAATGTATTAGCGCAATTACATAAAAAAGAGCGAGGACTCTTATTTACTTCAGCTTATGTAGCAAATGAGTGGAGTATGATTGCTCTTAGCCGTATCATTCCAAATATTTGTTTTGTTTCAGATAATAAAAATCATGCATCATTGATTATGGGAATTAAACATAGTCGTGCTGATAAAATTATATGGGAACATAATAACATGGACGAATTGGAATTGGCATTGAAAACATGTCAAGAGAATTTCCAAACTCCATGTATAGTATTTGAAAGTGTTTATAGTATGGATGGTGATGTTGCACCAATCAAAGACATTTGCAATTTAGCAGATAAGTACAATGCAATAACTTATATTGACGAAGTTCATGCCGTCGGTTTATACGGTGAAACTGGTGCAGGTTATTGTGAAAAATTAGGATTATCAGATAGAGTAGATATTATAAATGGAACACTTGGAAAAGCGTTTGGTGGTCACGGTGGTTATATTGCTGGTGACGATATCATTCTCGACGCTATTAGGTCTGTCGCCTCAGGATTTATCTTTACAACTTCGTTAAGTCCTGTTATGTGTGCAGGTAGTATTGCGTCAATAAGATATTTAATGGAACATAACGAAATTCGCGAAACACATCAGCGTAATAGTAAAATTATTAAAGATATGGTCGTTGAAGCTGGTTTAGAAATACATCCTGAAGCATGTACTCATATTATTCCTGTAATGGTTGGAGAAGCAAAACGATGTAAAGAGATGTCGGATTATCTTCTAAATAAACATGGAATTTATATTCAACCAATCAATAGTCCAACAGTTGATGTAGGAACAGAGCGATTAAGAATTACACCAACTCCAATACACACAACAACTATGATGTACGAATTAGTTGAAGCATTAGAGGATACGTTCGAACAAATTGGCGTTATTCCCTATAAATAATATTATGAAATGGTTAACTTTATTTACTTCTCTAACTCTAGCAGCAACAGCTGCATATTTTAGTATTGTCGGTTTAATGACAATATTTAGTGGTGCTGCATTAAGCATCGCATTTATGGCAAGTGTATTAGAGTTTGGAAAAATCGTATCAGCTGCGTGGTTACATTACGAATGGGATAGAATTAATAATTTAGTTCGTACCTATTTTACCACAGCAGTTATCGTATTAATGTTAATTACATCAATGGGAATTTTTGGTTATCTTTCAAAAGCACATATTGACGCATCGGTTACATCAGATAGTTATAGCCTTGAAGCGAGTATCGTGGATAAAAGATTGGAAGGTAAACAATTACAACTAGACAATCTTACCGGTAGGTTAGAGAGTTTAGATTATGTACTTCAGACAAGTCAACCAAAAGATAGAAACTATGTCAATAAAGTACAAACAACAGAGCGAAACGAAATTAATGCTGAAATTGATATTTTAGTAGATGAAATAGTTGCTCTCAACGAACAAAAAATGCCAATACTAAGACAGCAATTGGACCAAGAGGCAGAATTAGGCCCAGTAAAATATATAGCTGATATGATATACGGTGATGATGCCGAATCATATTATGATAACGCTGTTCGTTGGATTATTTTAACAATTATATTTGTATTTGACCCACTTGCAATAATGCTATTGATTGTATCAACAGCTGCATTTAAACGTGATAGAGAGAAACCTGCAAAACCTCTTGTTGACGAAAAGCAAATTATGAATATGGAATTAGAAGAAAAACGAAACGAGAGTAGTGGACTCAGGTCGGCAGTAACTAGGAGACCGATATAATGAATATTAAAAAAATGGCGTGGATGGGTTTAGGATTTTTAAGTTTGGGAGTAGCATATATTGGTGTTGTATTACCAGGAATACCATTTAGTATTCCAGCAGTATTTGCGGCATATTGTTTTGCAAAGAGTTCAGATAGAATGCATACATGGTTATACAACCATAAACTGTTTGGACCATTCCTTACAAACTGGGAAACAAAGAAAGTATTTCCAAGAAAAGCTAAATATATGATGTTAGGATTCATGTTATTTGCTTTAATTCTAATGATAGTAACTACGGGTAATTGGAAAGCAGTAGCTTACTCAGGTACCTTTATGGCACTTGGAGCAGCATGGGGTTGGAGATATCCGGACTCGCCTGAAGAATATGACCGTAGAATTAAGGCTGGAGAAAAAATAGGACTATTTAAGTGAGCCAATATTCAGACGATGACGAAAGACAAAGACACTACCAAAGGTGGTTAAGAGTTAATGCATTTATGAGAGAGCTACATCAGCAACATTATATGTATCGTCTCGCTGAAGAGATTGACCAATTAGATGAAATTGATATGATAGTAGACTCTATGGATTCTTATCCAGAGGTCGAAGAATTATTGGATGGAATATGGAACAAAAAATAAATTATGTAGAAGCTTCACCTGAAGAATTCAAAGAGTGGCACAAGGAAGATTATTGGATGCGCATGGACTTTGACCCTATGGTCATGTTTGTTGTTATACCAGCAATTATACAAATCTCAGTATTTGGTTTGATGTTAGTTGTATTTGCATTCAATGATGTTTTATTTAATTGATTAAAGAAGTA